TGGGATAAATTTATTCCATATTGATGCAACAAAGTGCCGTGTTTCTAAAGATCAAAAACATATTTACATTCACCCAAATTGGGCGGAATATGGATCATCAAAAAATGATGCGGTAATTGTTCCGGTTTATCCTGATTTTGAAAAAAACACTTCGATTGTTCAATTCAAAGATTATGAAGCAACATTTAATTATTACGGATTACCGGATTTTGTTGCATCCCTTGAATGGCTATCCATAGATCACCAATTACAAAATTATAATTTATCCAAGTTTAAAAATAATTTTACACCAAGCGCAATTGTTGAAATAAATGGTGATATGGGTGAAGAAGAAGCGGAAAAATTAGTAAAAGAAGCACAAGAAAAATGGACGGGGCGAGATAATAATTCAAAGATTTTATTCCTTGTAAAAAATGGTGATACCGCACCCGCAAGTGTTACCGTTTTATCCGATGCAAAAGATGGTTCATTTATGGAATTGCAAAAACTGACATCCCAAAACATTATCACTTCGCACCGTTGGCAACCGGCAATGAGTGGAATTGTAAGTTCCGGCAAATTAAGTTCAACGGGAAATGAAATTCGTGTTGCGTGGGAAATGGTGATGGGAACAATTATCAAAGATGTTGAAAGTTTGATTTTTGGAAAGATTCAAAAAATCATTGGTGATTTAACAACATTAGATATTTCAGATTTTGAAATTATATATGAACCGCCGGTATCATTTTTATCCGATATTGTGCCATCAACGGTTTTAACTATTAATGAACAACGTTTGGTTTTAGGATTCGAAGCAACCGAAGATGGTGATAGAGTTTTACAACCAAAAACAACAATTTAATATTATGGCAATCACAAAAAATTATTTAGGATATGATACGTTAATTACGGCACAACAAACAATTCAATATTCATTTACGAATGCAAACACGGATATCAATTTAATTTCAGAAAATTTAATTCAAATGGCAGAATTTGCACATTTAAAAAGTGCAATTGGGGCGGACTTTTATTTGCATTTGAAAAAGGTTTTCAATTCAACACCGGATGGAACACCAACAACACAAGAAACAAATTTTTTGGCTCAATGGTTAATTCCGTGTTTTGCGTGGTTTGTTCGTTTTGAAGTAATCAACGAAATTCAAGATAATTCAACATCAAGTGGAATTGTAACGGCAATGCCTGAATTCTCAAAGGCGGTTGATGCAAAAACATTAAACGTTTATAAACAAGATACATATCGAAGGGGTAATGTAATGTTACAAGCAATGATGGAATTTTTAGATACGAATTCAACGGAATTTCCGGAATATAAATTATCATCATCAACCGATTGCAACAAAAAACAATCCGTGAGTAAACAACACGGAATGATTATTTATTGATATGCCATTACCAACACCAAATCAAGATGAACCAAAAGATGCGTTCATTGCACGTTGTATTGAAACGGAAATTATGAATGTGGATTTCCCAAATTTAACACAACGGATTGCCGTGTGTGTTTCACAATGGGATAATAAAGAAAACGAATAAAAAGAAAAATAAAATGGCATCAAATTTACATAAGGATTTAACGGATTTACAATTGCACGTTCCAAAAGGTTTTGCGGGTGCATCAAACGGCACAACTTGCCAAAAGGATGCAACCGGTAATTTGGTGTGGGCGGTTGCGGGTGGTGGTGGTGGTGGTAAAGAAATCGACATTCAGTCAATTCGCGGATATCATCAAAACAAAACCGGAAGTTCCACAAATTGGAAGGGTTACAATGGGAGTTTTTACCCTGCTTTGACAACCGATTTTTTACAACAAACAACCAATAATATTGATATTATTTGGGGGGATATTATACCGGCGGTTGTTTACAATGTTACATCCGCAAATCCAACATTAGTTGCATTTGAAGGTGCATTAATAGCTAATGCCGGAATTACGGTTGATTTATCATTATGGTATATTCAACCATTGTGTGCGGGTGCAAGTAAAGGCACAATAAAACATATTCAAACATTTACAAAAACAGTAAGTTCAAATATGTATGAATGTTTTTCATTAGTTTTATCGCAATCACTTGTGAAAGGTGCAATGATTTTGCCATTGATTAAAACGAGTGGAAATGCAATTGTTAATTTTACGGGAACCATCAGATTGGAACAATTATAAAAAATGGAATTAATAATTTTAGCGTTTTCGTGTTTCACGGGAATATTAGGAACTTATATTAAAATGTCAAACGATCTAACAAAAATAAAATCAAGGGTGTTTTATTTAGAAAGGCAAGAAGGTGAAGTTAAAAACCTATTGAAAGAACTTTGTGAAGGGATGCAAGATATTAAATTGTTATTGGCTGAAAAAGGTATAAAATGAGAGAAGTAAACAAAATCATATTGCATTGCACGGCAACGGCGGAGGGCAAAGATTATTCCGTTGAAACAATACGCCAATGGCATTTGAAACGTGGATTTTCGGATATCGGATATCATTATTTGATTGGGTTGGATGGAACAATTCATTTAGGGCGTGATGTATTCAAACAAGGTGCGCATACAAAGGGCGAAAATAAAACAAGTATTGGCGTTGCATATGTGGGGGGCGTTGAATCGGTCAGAGTTAAGGGTAAATGGAAAGCAAAAGATACAATGACACAAGGACAAGAAACCGCGTTTTTAGTTCTTTATAGTAGTCTTAAAATCGTTTTTGGTAAATTAGCGTTACACGGTCATAACGAATATGCAAATAAGGCATGTCCGAGTTTTATAGTAAAGGAAAAATACAAGCATTTAATAAATTCAAATAATTAATAAAAATAAATAATATGAAAGATTTTTTAATTCAAAATTGGGAAAGTATAATTTTGTCACTTATCACAATTTCGGGAACATTTACGGCATTAACCGAAACAACAAAAGATGATGATATTTTAGACATCATCAAACGCATTTTTAACGCAATAATTCTTGGACGTAATAGATGAATCCGTTTTTAATTTTGTTATCTAAATTAGATTTAACGGAAATTTTCAAAACAAAGGGTGATTTTAAACGTTGGAGTGCCAAAAGAACAATTGGAGGTGTGATCGTTTTAACGGCGTGTTCCACAATCATTGAAAACGGCGTGAGTTGGGAGGCCGTTATAATGTGCGCAATTGGAATTGCACCAATTTGTTTTTCATTCTTCGAAAAAAATTAATATATTTGCAGTAATACGCAATAATAAATACTTTGGTTAAGTAAAAAAGGGTGATCCAAACGTGGGTTGCCCTTTGTTTTTGCCATTAAAAAGGGTTTATAATGGTTTATTGTTGTAAAGTATAAACTATTTTCAAAATAATTTGGCTTGTGAACCGTTGGTTTTGCTCATAAAATGAAATTAAATCAATAATAAAGTAAAAATAATGTTGAATATGTAAAAGAATGTTGTATCTTTGAGGTATAAATCAACCACAAAAAAACAAACATTATGAAAAATCAAGTAGCAACAACAATTTTAAATCAGTTAGGAGGCCGAAAATTTTTAGCATTTACCGGTTCTAAAAACTTAATTGCGGGTGAGAATTTTCTAACAATGAAATTGGCACGTAATTCATCAGGTGCGAATTACCTTAAAATTTCATTAAATGCAATGGATACATACGAAATTGAATTCATTTCAATAAGAGGTGGCGAAATGAAAACAAAACACGAATTCAACGGAATTTACAATGATCAATTGGTAAACATTTTTGAAACAACAACCGGTCTTTACACAAAATTCTAAAAAAAATTAAGGGGGTGAAATTCCCCCATTTTTTTCAACCCAAAAAAACCACAATGAAAAATTTTCTAAAAAATATATTTACACGTTATCAAATTGTAAATGAAATTGAATTAAAAACGAGGATCAAAGTAATTCACACATTGGATAATTGGAAAAATACAATTACCATTCAAACCAAAAAATTATGAATCAAAAACAATTTCATTTTAAAAATCAAAAATCTATGCCATCACAAAAAACCGGTGGAACAATGTATTATTTATTTTTTAATGATGGTGAAAAATCATTTAAAACGTGCATTGATTCGGGATATAGAAATTACGCAAAATGGAAAAAACTAATTGAAAACATTTCACGTGGTGATATTGTTTTAGGATTACGGATCACATCAAACGGTTTAATTGATGCGGATTCAACACCGAAATACGGCGGAAATATTTATAAAAATTAATTGCATTAAATAAAACTTTATTAACTATATTTGTAATACACAAACAAACAAAAAATTATGGATCAACCAAACACAAACCGCGCAAGATTGAAAGAATTGTATCTTCATTATGAATTGAATGAAGAAGATATTTTTAAACACAAAACATTTGGTTTTGCTATTGTAACACGAACCGGAATTGAAAAAATAATGGCAAAGGATAACATAACATTAACATATGAAATTGTTAGATGTGATCCCGATTTTTCAGCCGTTAAATGCACGGCATCAATGCAAAGCAAAAGTGGAGTGATTAAAATTCCAACATTCGGAACCGCACAACCAAAAAATTGTCAATCAACATATTATTTAGAAATGGCAGAAAAACGAGCAAAAGCACGTGCCGTTTTGCAAATTACAAATTTCTATTCATTGGGCGTTTATTCAGAAATTGAAGCGGATGAATTTTCACAATCAACAAAAAATTAAAAATTATGATTAAAATTTTATTAATAACCGGTGCAATACTTTTAGTTTTTTTCTTTATCGCAACATCATTTGCAAATGGTTTTATTAGGGGGATCAAATTAATGTCAACACGTAATATTAAAAAATCCACATTAGAGGCAAGAATTTTAAAAAGTTTTTTCAAACAAAATGATGATGTAGATCCATTTTTTTATTCACTTTATTTAAAAGATGCAATGAATGAAAACACGGAATTATTGAAAGCAAAGCACAAAGAACAAATAAAGAATAAAAAACAACTTTCAATTTCGGGTAAGTGGATGAATAAACGAAGCAAAAAAATATGGGTTGTTGATGAATCAAAATATAATGATGTATTTGTTGTTGTTGTAAACAATAAAATTTCACGA